TGCAGTCAATCTTTCCGATGGTCATGGTCTTGAATGGATGGTCGTCTGGGAAAACCTAACGTTGGGTTTCTGGGGTTGCAAACAAATTGTTTACGGGTCGATGGATGCGTCAGAAAACCGGCAGAACCCGCCGTCGTACCAGAGCTTCACGATGCCGCACTCGCCGTCTCGTTGCTTTGCGATGATGATTGAAGCTTCGCCTTTCGGCTCTCTACGATCTCGATCCAACAGCATTACGCAGTCAGCATCCCGCTCCAGTTGTCCGCTATCGGCTAAGTCGCTCAATCGCGGTGATCGCCCCTTCTCCTTTTCGTTCTCGCGGTTCAACTGAGCCAAACACAACATTGCCACTCCGGTCTGCACGGCAATGTCTTTCAATTTTCCAGAGACCTCCGCGACCTCATAAGTCCTTTTTTCGGCTTTGTCTGCTGCTTTGACCTTCTGGATGTAGTCCACGATGACCAGCCGGACACCGTGCTTCCTGACCGCTCGACGGACGTTTGCAGTAATGGATGCAATGCTTTGAGAACTTGAGCCATCTAAGAACCACAACGGAGCCGCCGAGATCTTGCCGGTTGCCGCAGACATCGAGCGCATATCGGCTTCGGTAAGGTTGCCGCTCTTCAAGTTCTGCATCGAGACGCTTCCAATGGATGCAACAGAGCGTCGGAAGATTGCCTCCTTTGACATCTCCAAAGAAATGAAGAGTGTTGGAACTTTGGCTTTTACCGCTGCGGCTTCTGCGATGGCTATGGCAATGGCTGTCTTACCCACAGATGGACGAGCCGCAATCAAAGCCATCTCTCGGAACTGTAGACCGTCAGTCATTTTGTCCAACCAATGAAAACCGGTCGTGACCCCGCTCAATGTACCTTTGCGAGAGAAACGCTCCTGCATTTGGTCAACGAATGATCCTGCAACCTGCTTTGACGTTGAGAGTGTCTCACGGGATAGCTCAATGCTGAGGCTGGCTTCGGCATTGGCGACGATTTGATCTGGCGGGAGGGTCAGGACAGCGGACTCGCGGATCAAACGGTCTCCTGCGGCTCGTAGCTGGCGACGGTGAGCAGCCTCAATGACTCCCTTAGCGTAGCTCGGAAGGTTGGCTGGTGATGGGCAGGCTTCCATGGCGCGGTTCCAGTCCTCAAATGGAATTGGCTGGCTACCGTTGAGCTTCTTCCACTCCTTCCCAAGTTCTTGGATGGTAGGAGTGCGGTTCTGTGCGACCAGCGATCTAATCGTCTCGTATGTATCGCGGAGCGAATCGGTCTCGATCCATTCGCTTTTGACTTCAGCAAATGCATCGGAACAAGCGTCAATTGATCCGGTGAGACAAGCTCCGATCAGACCAAATTCATCCTCTTGAGCAAAGAAAGGGTCGTTCACAGCGAATCCCTCCAGTCGATTTGCTTCTTGGCTCCAGATTGGATTGGGAGTGATTGCTGCGATTCGTCATCACCGGACTTGCAACGATCAATCTCGGTATTCCAATTGTTTAGAAGTGTGAGAATATCCTTTCTGCGATACTTGTTCTTAGACTCATAGCGAGCATCCAGAAGTTGAAGGTCTGATTCTGGCGTGTTTAGCTTTACCACCATCTTGAGAGCTTTTAGCTCCTTCTCAGACCATTCGGTGTTTCCTCTACGAGAGAACCATTTGTTTATCCGCGAGCGCAGCGAGTCGGATTCAGGGTCTTCGATTTTGGCTGGCTCGCAAGAAGAGTTTATCTTCTCTATCTTCTCTTCTCTATCGGTTACCCCGTGGGTTACCTGTGGGATAACCTCTGGGTTATCCCGTGGGTTATCCCGTGGGTTATCCCGTGGGTTATCCCGTGGGTTAGCTCTGGGTTTCTTTGGTCTTCCTCCAAGCGATCCGTTTGACCAAGACGCGATTAGGCTGGCGTTTACCTCATCCCATTGATGGGCGACGAAAAACCCGTCTTCGACTCTTCCAAATGTCTGCATCATTGCCGACCAGAATACATTTGCATCTCCAGTCCATTTGCAAACGGCAGAGAGGATTTCCGGGGTCCATTCTTGGAATCTATTTGTCTTCCGAGTTTGGCAATGTGACCAAAGCCGCAAGACATGAATCGGCGCTGTCTCAGTATCTAGAAGCCGAACGAGAAGTCTTGTTTTCCAATGATCTAAGAAGTCGGTTTCAACTATCATGTTACAAACAGAAACCCCACCCAATCTGTGGTAGGAACTCCCGCACAAGCAACGGGACGCACACAGAAAGGGTGGGGATAAATTGGTTGAACATGGCTTGTGGTATGGTTTGTCAACGCTCGCTTCCTACGGCTTGCGCTGACTGCCTGTTCTTAGCTCGGCGGCGGTGTCGGATCAAGCGCGAACTTCTCATGGAATTCGGCTTTTGGTCTGACGTACAGGTACTGGTCCTTCCGGTAGATCACCGCAAGCCGCTTTGTCTCCGCAATTCGGAGTTGGGCTTCTGCGACGAACTCGACGACGATTGATGGATTGGCTTTAGATCGGAACTTCATTTGGTCTTCCGGATCTTGTGTTTCCGGACATTCCAGATCCAACAAATTGAGACTCCGTACTTCTCGGAAAGCTCCTTATCGGACCACCAATGCTTCTCTTTGCGGACCTTTTGGACGGTAGCCCACGGGATATGATGCCCCTTCGGTCTGCCGATCTTTTTTGGATTGAGTGTGCGGACCTGCGGTGTTGGCTTGAGCCCGAGAAGTCGCTGGATTGACTCCTTTGTTATTCCGATTCGTTGTAATATGCTCATGCAATAGCTCTGGATGGAATGTTACTATGTGGAAATCAAGAACGTGTCTGAGATATGCTCCCCAAGATTTGAAACCGAGTTTTCTTGCCTGTTGTTGTAGTGCTGTAAGTACTGTGTAATCTAGCTCAAAGGACGTATTGGTATTTCGTCTGTCACTATCCAGTCGAAGTTGTTCTGCCATGAATCATTCAGTTGGTTGTATGTATTGTCTTTGATCTTCCAAGTGGAAGGGTCTCGTTTGGATTTTGTGTGTCGGCATACGATGGTTGCTCCGATGCTTCGGATAGGTGCATTCCGGAGGTGGTGGTCCGGCGGTAGTTCGTGAAGCTTCACAGCTCCTCCTCCTCCTGCCATTGCTCCATGTGTTCCGGTCGTGTGGTTTCCAGCCCCAGCCGGATCAGGTATTGGATGCGGGCGTCGAGCTTCTTGAGCTTCTGCCTGAGGTATTCGTTGCAGGCTTTCAGTTCCATCACCTCTTGCTCCAGTTTGGAGGGATGGGATTGCGTTGCGTGTTCCTTGCTCATGGTTTGATTCTCTCCCTGTGTTTACAGATGGTGCAGACCCAGCTCTTGCCGCTCTTTGACGGGCGACAGGATCGGAGGCATTTGGCGCATTGGATGGATGCGCTCACGGCTTGTCCTCCTTTGATTTGAGTTCGTTGATAATGTCGCAGATTCCAATAAGCATCACCATGTTGGCATCTGGATTCATGAGTTCGTTGCGCTTGCAGATTTCGGCTCCTCGTTTCATCGCATCCTGACCAATGTCACGCCATGGATCGTTGATAAAATCGCTGATCTTCATGCTGCTCACAGCTTGTCCTCCTTTGCTTTGATCCATTTGTTGACCGCATCGGCCCATCCACCGAAGTACCCTGCTGCTTTGAGTGCATCCCCCGCCTCCTCCAGCCGCTTGATGCGGTCATTGGCTGCGTTGAGTTCGCGTTCGATGTCGCAACCAACACGCCAGACATCACCTGTGCCGTGTTCCATCGCAGCCTTCTGCGCTGCATTCATTCGTGGTGTGTCGCTCATTTGGCCTCCTTCAACGCCTCAAAGGCGATCTGAGATTCGGTCGAACGGTTTCCGCGGTAGTCCTGATTGGCGATGCGGCGAAGAGCATCCTCCAACCGCTTGATTCGCTTGTTTGCTGCTTTGAGTTGTCGTTCCAGTTCTTCGATCTTTTCCTCCTGCTGTTGGGAAACATAATCGTCCCAAGCTGCGGCGGCTTTGTCGTCTGCGCTCACGGCTTGGCCTCCTCACTCTTCTCGATAATGGGCCTCTTCTCCATCCACTCGCGCAGGATCTTGTCCGCGAGATGCTGCATGATGATTCCTTCTTTATTACAATACTCGCGCAGCTTGTTGTGTGTCTCTTCTGTGATGTTGAGCGTTTTGTGTTTCATAGATGCTTTTTGACTTTGTTCCAGTAAGGGATGGTCGCTGACTTCTTGTCTCCGGTTGGGCCACCGTTCCATTTGCGAGCCAGTTGCTCGGTCGAGCAGCCTTTTCCGTAGTGCGTCAGATAGACTTCGCAGACTTTACGAGCGACGGCTCGGTTGGTCATCTGCTGGTGGGTGTAGCTGGTGCCAGCGATGCGGTTGGCGTCGATCACAACGCTCTTGTGGATCTGGAGCGGTCCAATGGCTCGGCCACCGTCTCCAATCGCCATGTCGTTGCCGCTGCTCTCGACGATGATGAGAGCCGCAATGAGTCGTTCCAGATTCATCGGAGACCTTTCAGCCAGACGGCGGCTTTTGCCTGATAGAGTTCTTCGGCGCTCAGGAGCCTTCCGGTGCTGTCAGCAATGCCGACAAGCTCCCGAGTGTGCAGCCAGACCTCCCGCGCTCTCAGAGCCTCCGAGACGCTGCTGTGGCTGCTCAGGGTTCGATTCTCTCGGTCTTTACAATGGTATTTCATGGGTGTTGAGGGTTTGAGCGTTTGAGCGTTTGGCGTATGCGCTCCCCACGTTGGTGATTCAGTTGGCTAAAAGCTCGCGGTCTTCTTGACGAAGTTCTCGTTGCCTCACTGTGTGAAGTTGTCCCGAGTTCAAGTGCAAAAACTCAACAGCAACGATGCGATCCCCAACGTCAATGAATTGGATCGTGTAGATTCGCAGCCCTGACAAGAATCGTGCTGGATGCGTCAACTCAACGGTCTTGATAAGCTTTGGAAAAGTCATGGTATTTGATGGTTAGAGGTGAAGTAGCGCGTTGGAGAGTCGCGCCACCGGGTGAGGATTAGTTTTTCAGAGCGCGAAGCTTGTCGTTGAGCGCGCGATTGCGCTCAACAATTCCGCGAGCAGTTCCGAGCGCAAACTTGGTGTCGATCACGATGGACATTGCGTCCAACCGTCCTTGGCTAACGATGTGATCGGCAATGTCGTCCCAACCGCCAGCGATGATTTGCCGAGCTGCTGCGCCTTTGCCCGGATAGGCGGCTTCGGCGGCTGCGGCGTAAAGGTCGAGGGTGATTTCTTTGTTGTTCATTTTGATTCGGTCTGTTTCTCGTCGGCTTGATTGCCGTCGATGGAGATAGCTAAACCCAACGCTCGGTTTCCGTCAACAGGAAATCGCTTTTTTCTCCAAAAATCTTTCGGAGGCTCCAAAACCTGCGGAAATCCCAAGGAAATGCGGTGTTTCGATGAGGCAACCACTTAGCCCGTCGCAGGATCTCCCTGCGCACCATGCCGCATTTCCAAAGGTTTCAGAACTCAATCCGCACCGCGCATCCGGAGAACTGGAGCGCGTAGGTCTTGGTGGCTGTGATCTCGTAGATTTGCGAGTCGTCCAGCCAGACTCGCTGAGTGTCGGTGATCGCGTCCGTCACCGCTTTGATGAGGTTGTCCAAGTCTGGCTTCTTTGGGTGCCAGACCGGCGCTTTCGGCTTCGGGATGCCGTGCTTGTCCAGATGCGCTTTTGGCCGTCTCAGGAAGAAGTCTAGCCTCAACCTGATCGGAGCCGTTGTGGGGCATTCTGGAGCGTTTATGGAGGCTTCCTGACGCACCAGATACTTCCAGCCTTCGGCGGTCTCTGGCGTGTAGACTCCCGCATGAGATCCACGCCGGAAGGCTTTGACTCGCGGTTGAGCTTTTGGCTCTCCGCGAACGTGGAACTCAATCTGCATGAGATGGAGTGATCTCCTGCAATCTGCCGGTGATGCGCACGTTTGCGTACCACCAGCCAGTCGATGATTTGTCCGTCACCGCATCGGTCTCTCCATCGACCATGATCCAAGTACCTTTTCGCAACTGGTCGACAACCGCAATGTCGTCTTCATCGAATGATCGGAAGACCACCCGTTGCGCGTAGGTCTTGCCTGTGTGAAGCGTCCGCTTGTCGTTCTCAATAGTCGCAAGCATGAACC